TATTTTATCACCTGATGAGATAAGAAAAGGGTCTGTTGCCGAAATTACTACACGTGATACATATGTCAATAATAAACCGGTTATCGGAGGTCTGTTTGATCCGCGCATGGGTGTTTTAGAGCCGGGTCTCATTTGCCCAACAGATGGTCTTGATTATATGCAGACCCCCGGTTATTTCGGCCACATTGAACTCGCGAGACCCGTATTTTATATTCAATATTTGAGCACCATTCTCAAGGTTCTTCGTTGTGTATGTTTCAAGTGTAGCAAACTTTTGATTAGTAAAGAAAAATATAAGCAGGCACTAAAAATGATTGGCGACGGTCGCTGGAAATATGTCTTTTCCCTGGCTTCAAAAGTAAAGCGCTGTGGGGAGGACACCGATAATGGTTGTGGTTGCTTGCAGCCCCATAAAATAAGAAAGGAGGGTCTGGCTACCATCTTTGCCGAGTGGAAGAATGATACACCTAATGAGCAAAATCTCATTATCAAACTTACTCCCGAAATGGTCGTAAAGATTTTCAAGAGAATTTCTGATGAAGATGTCTCGTTCATGGGATTCAGTCCGTTATGGTCGCGACCCGACTGGATGATTTGTCAAGTTATGGCGGTTCCTCCTCCCGCCGTGCGCCCCTCCGTAAAGCACGATGCACAGCAGCGATCGGAAGATGATCTCAGTCATATTCTGGTAAATATTATCAAGACGAACAAGACGCTTCAAGAAAAGATGAACAATAATGCCCCGGCTAATGTAATTGACGATTGGACGACCGTTTTGCAATATTATGTTGCGACTCAGGTTGATAATAAAATTCCTGGCGTCGCATCGGTGGCCCAGCGCTCTGGGCGTCCTCTAAAATCGATCAAGGACCGCTTGAACGGAAAAGGCGGGCGCATGAGAGGTAACCTTATGGCAAAACGTGTGGATTTTAGCGCGCGTTCTGTTATTACCGCGGACCCAAATATTTCCATTCGAGAACTCGGCATTCCCATGAAAATTGCCAAAAATATTACCAAACCGGTAACAGTGAATAGAGCGAACCGAGCCTTTCTAACAAAATTGGTGCAAAATGGACCCAACATTCATCCGGGCGCCAAGATCTTAGAAAAGAAAAACGGTGACTCGATTACCTTGCGCTACGTAGATCGAAATTCTATTGTCCTGGAAGATGGTGACATTGTTCATCGTCACATGATGGATGGAGATCCGATCTTATTTAACAGACAACCTACTCTTCATAGAATGAGTATGATGTGTCACATCGCAAAAATCATGCAAAAAGGCGACACCTTTCGCATGAACGTTGCGGACACAAAACCGTACAATGCCGATTTCGATAAACATCTCTGTCGAAAACAGGAGACCTTAAAAGGGTGCAATCTCCTAGTTAATACATTTCTTTAAAAAATATAAAGTCTCTAGCCATATTAATAGATGCAACCAGTCCATATAAAAAATATAATCCTTGAATCGGAAACAATGCGTTATTGTGAAATATATAAAATTACAAACACGATCAACCAAAAAAAGTATATAGGTCAAGCGGTGTCACACATATTAAATCATAAAAAATATCGTCCGTATGGTATGGAAGGAAGGTTTCGCTGCCATATAAGTGAAGCGTTTTCATCCAAAAAAAATCAGTGTCATTATCTAAATAATGCCATTAGAAAATACGGAATCGAAAGTTTCACGGTCGAGTTAATAACTACTTGCAATGTTGATGAATCAGATTCAACTGAAAAGCAGTATATCTCAAAATATGATTCGTTATATCCAAACGGTTACAATTTGAATACTGGCGGAGGTATGTTTAATCATACCGAAGAAAGTAGGAAAAGAGTTTCAATAGGAGTAATGAATCATTTCAAAGATAAAAAATTTCAACGATTTATGTGTGTGACTATTGATAAAAATGACGCTGATATTGAAAAATGGATTAGACCGTTAAAAAGAAATAACGCACAATATGGTTGGTACGTTTATATTCAAAGAAAAAAAGCCGATTTTGGTGGAAGTCACATTTCACTCGATGAAAGCAAAAAAATGGCAAGAGATTTTATATTTGATTTAAAGAAGTTATTAGCGAAACACCTTGATGCGGGAAACCCCTTAGAGCCTTTACTACCACTCTCCCTAGGAAACTTGGGAGAGGAACTCGGTTAATAGCCGAACCCAATGGTAATAATGTAAAGGATTGGGCAATCCGCAGTGTCACTGTCTAAGTCCGATATGGTAGGATATGACAGGCACTCAGAGACTGAACGGGTGTTGGTGAGCGATGAAGGAATAGCCATCCAGAGCTTGCTTAAGATACAGTCCGGCCCCTTGGGAAACCTTGGGGACTTCATCGGGAGATGAAATGAATTTACACATGCCGCAGGATGCGGAATCAGATGCTGAATTACGACACTTAGCCGCGGTGCCGTATCAAATTATCAGTCCAGCTAACAATGCGTCTATTATCGGTATTTATCAGGATTCCATGTTGGGGTCGTATCGATTTACCAGAGAAAATATTGCGTTTAACCCACGCGACGCAATGAATTTGCTCATGATGTTCCCTCGTGTCAATGAGCAAGCACTTCTTAAGATTAGTCAGTCGGGTGAAAAAATTACCAACTTTGATATTTTGTCGCAAATTTTACCTCCCATGACATTGTATTACAAGACAAAGTTGTTCAATGACAGCGAAGATCAAAAGTCTTCAAACAACGTTTTGGAAATCAAAGATGGAAAATATATTCGAGGACAGCTAGAAAAGAGTGTTCTTGGTGCGGGAACCAAGGGTCTTATTCATCGTGTTTGCAACGATTTTGGAAACTTTCGATCGGCCGATTTCGTCGATGACTTGCAAAATATTATCACAGAGTACATGAAGACAAGTTCATTTAGTGTAGGAATTAGTGATCTTATGTCGAATGAAAAGACCAATCAGGATATTATTAAAACAATCACTGGAAAAAAGAATGATGTCAAGGGCATCATCGATCAAACCCAACTAGGTATCTTTGAAAATAATACCGGAAAAACAAATGTCGAGGAATTCGAGACACAGGTAAATAATATTTTGAATCAAGCCACGTCGGAGGCCGGTAAGATTGGTCTCAAGAGTCTAAACAAAGACAATCGTTTTGTAACCATGGTGAATGCCGGGTCCAAGGGTAGCGACCTAAATATATCTTTTATGATTTCTTGCTTGGGACAACAAAACATAGCTGGTAAACGTATCACATATGGGTTTGACCAGAGAACGCTACCGCATTTCACCAAGTTTGATGATAGCCCAGTAGCCCGCGGCTTCGTCGAGAGTTCTTATATTAATGGTCTGTCGCCTCAAGAACTCTTCTTCCACGCTATGGGTGGTCGTGTTGGTCTCATTGATACGGCCGTTAAAACTTCTACTACAGGATACATCCAGCGCCGATTGATCAAGGGTCTAGAAGATCTTATGGTTTCATACGACACGACGGTGAGAACCAATAAGGGTAAAATTGTGCAATTCACATATGGAGATGATGGAATCGATCCGGTCAAGGTTGAAAATCAACAAATGCCGTTGGTCTCGATGAGCATTCAAGATATTTACTCTCATTTCAATATTCCCGATGAAACAACTAAAAATAAAACACTGTCGCATATATTCTTAAAGAACGTTCTCGTGCGCTACAAGAAACAACTTGGCGAAACGCAAGCTCGATTGAAGACTATTACCGATGAAATGATTGAGAATCGTGATAATATTGTCAAATATGTTTTCAAGAACAAGGGTGACAGCGTTGTTCATTCGCCCGTCGCCTTCTCGTATATCATTAACAATATCATGGGACAGCAAAATCTCACCAATAATTCTGTGATAGATATTACTCCTTTTGAGGCAATGCAAATGATCGATCTTACCTTCTCGAATTTAGAGAAGATCCAGTGCGCACCACCAACGCTTCTGTTCAAAACCTTGTATTATTTCAATTTGTCAGTGAAAGATCTGCTCTTTATTAAACGTTTCAATCAAACCGCCTTAACGGTTCTTCTAGAAACAATCACTATTAATTATAAGCGAGCTATTGTTGCGCCTGGTGAAATGGTGGGAATGATCGCCGCGCAGAGCATCGGCGAACCAACCACACAAATGTCAGCAAGGTTTTGTGAGCATATTAGGTGTGTAAAAATAAATAAAATTTCTGGAGAAAAAATTATGGTCTTAACAGAAATTGGCGCATTATGCGATAATTTGATTCAACAATTCCCCGAATACACCTTTAACACGGGTCATCACGATAGCGTGGAAACATTGCTAGAAAAATTAGACGACGAATATTACATTATTGGCGTGGATGCACAAGAAAAAACGCATTGGAACAAAATTTCGCATGTCAGTCGTCATCCGGTAAATGGTGAATTAATGAAGGTGACAACCAGAAGCGGTCGCGTTGTTTCTACGACGACCAGTCATTCTCATCTAGTTCGTAGAGAACAAACGGTGGTTCCTATTACTGGTGCGGATATGAAGGAAGGTATGCGAATTCCAGTCGCAAAACACATCGACAATACGTTTATTCAAGATTCCATTCAAATCGGAGACGCACATTTCAAATTAGATGCATTATTTGGTTGGTTTATTGGCGCTTATTTAGC